ACGGCCTCAAGTCCTGATCCTGACGAGACAAATGGCCCTACCATTAGGTGGGGCCTTCCCTTTTTGCTGACATGGCTGCCACGATCAACGCCACGCTCCAGAGTGAGACAGCCAACAGCTACGTGACGTTGGCAGAAGCCAATGCGTACTTTGAAACCGTCCCAAGCAGCACGCAGTGGGACAACAAGTCTGACGACAACAAAAATCGTGCATTGATCTCAGCTACACGCTGGATCGACACGTTGAATTTTTACGGTGATCGTTGCGATCAGAGCCAAGCGTTGAGCTGGCCACGCAACAACTACCACGTGGATCGTGTTGAGCTGACCTGCTCTGCGGTCCCGAACGACATCAAATACGCAACGTATGAGCTGGCCAATGCGTTGGCAAACGATACGGACTCGATCACTGGGACGACAGGCGATACGGGGCTATACAAGTCCGTCAAGCTCGGCGAGATGGAGGTCGAGTACAACACTTCGAGCCAGGCTACGGGAACAGTTAATAACGTGTTTGATGTTTATCCTTGGCTGCAGTCTTACCTTGGTGCTTACTGCCTTGGCGGTAGTGGGAGCTATCAGGTCCGTACTGTGAGGGGTTGAGATGGCAGGCGCACTTGACAGTCTGTTTAAAAGCGTTGCTAAGCAGGTCGTTGCGGATCTAGGCAAATCGCTAGACACGACGATTACTTATACGCGCAAGGCTTCTGCTGGTTACAACGTAGCCACAGGCGCTGTGACAACGACTGACGCAAGCTATTCGTTTGACGCCCCAATCGAATTTATTGCTTCTGACGAGGAGAGCGGCTACCAAGAAAACACGGCTCGGCTCTATATAACGCCTGATCAGATTGGCGACAATCAGGCAACACTGCAAGACGAAGTGTCATTGCAGTTTGCTGGATCGGCAAGGACGGCCAGGATTCAAGATATTCGCACGTTTAGAGGTGATCAAGAGTATATGTATATCCTTCGGGTGGTGTTCTAATGACGCTCGTAAACGCTAGAGCTGCCTTTGAAACTGCGATTAACACTGCAGTGACAGCAGCGGATGCCACGGTTTCAGTGGTGTTCGACAACATGCCGTTTACGACGCCGGGTAAGGCAAAAAAGTACGTGATGGTGACGATCAACTTTGATCAGGCAACGATTCAGCCTCATGGCGCAGCGATTGATCAATACGCTGGAACGGTGCAGTGCGGCATTTTTACGCCAAGAGATAAGGGAAGTGCTGCGGCAGCTGCGATCGCAGAGTCAGTTATTGACGGTCTGACCTCTGTAAATGCCTCTGGCTACACGGACACGTATTCAGTAAAGCCACGTGTTGGCCAAGTCAGTGGTCCTACTGCAGTAACTGATGAAAACAACAGTCATTTTGTCAGTGTGGTTAGCTGTCGATTTACAGCGGTCTAATGGCTAAGCCGATCACTGAACTAGCCAACGATATTCGTAAATTGATTGAGGATGGACGTGCAGCGGCAGGTCCAGAGATCGTATTTAGCCTGCAAAAGGCTGGCCCGTGGTGGACCGGAAACTTTGGTGAGCTGTGGGAGCTTAGCCCTACGCCAGTCAAGCCGGTAGTAAGCAGTCAACGTGATTGGGAAGATCCCAATCTTCCTAGTGCTAGAAGTTTTCAAAAACGTCCCGCTTTAAGAATTCCAATTAATAGTCCTTTGTATATTGGCAACTTGGCTGACTATGCAGGATATGCGGTCAATAATCCGCAAGCAAAGCTTGACGGCAAGACATACGGAGAAGCTAGGCCACCACTGCAAAGTACAGCGCCTAACGGGCCTCGCTGGTACAAGATTTATACAGAAACCAGCAGAGATACAGGCTTGTTTCTTGATCTAGACAAAGCATTTGCATCTGTGCGCTTGGGATAAGCTATATTGTGCTAGTTGACTGAGTTTTATGGCTGAAGCACGCGCAATCGACAAGCTGTGTAAAGCGTTCAGCGTTGAAGAGCGCAGCAGCTACACGATCAAAAAGGGTGATGAAGTCATTATCAAGCTGTATTGGAAGCCCTTGACGATTGCTGATCGGGACTCGATCAACAAGACCATGAAGGCGCTGAACTTGGGGCGGACAGAGGACAACTTGGATTTTGCGATCCAAATGCTGATCCGTAAGGCTGAGGACGAAACTGGGAATCGAGTGTTTTCGGACGGCGACCGCGCCAAAATTCAGAACCGGCTTCCAATGAGCATCGTGTTGGACATCATGACCAAGATGCAGGGCATGGAAGAGGTGGAAGAAGCGGACGACCTTAAAAGCGACGCTTGAACAGGATAACTACCTGTTTCTGCAGTTTTTCATTGCTGAAAAGCTCGGGATGACGCTGGGCCAGCTGCGTTCCACGATGTCAGTCAAAGAGCTGTACGGCTGGAGCGCGTATTTGACGTTAAAGGCTGAGCGAGAGGAGCAGGAGATGGAAAAAGCTCGTCAACAGGCTCAGTTTCGGAAGGTGCGCTAACCTGAAGGCAATGTCTTCGGGTTAGTCGTGGCCGCTGAATACGAAGTCAATATCAAGATCAACACCAAGAAGGTTGAGACGGATCTCAATACAATTGACAATAAGATAAAAAATCTTGGCAAGTCAGCAACTTCTAAAGAAAAAAGTCTTGAAAGAATTGTAGACAAACGTGCTCGTTTGATGAATCGCATCAACGAGATGGAAGCTAAGGGATTAAAAGTTGCCAAGCTTAGAAAGCAAATGGGCAAGGCAACTGAGCAACAGAGCCGTAAAGACCTTGCTAATGCTCAAAAAGAATATCGAATTCTGGAAAGAAGCATTCGCTTAGAACAGTCAAAATTAAGAATTCTTCGATCGCAGAGGCAAGGTTTTCCAGCGAGTCCGATTCGTGGAATAAGAAGCATGATGGGCTCTCCAGCTCAGATTGCTGCGTCCGGCAGGCAAGCCGCTGATCCTATTAGGGGTCGTGCAGACTTGGTGGGTTCTCCTGCTTATTACGAAGCTCAACAAAAAGCCATTGATCGGCTTGCTCGTCAAGGTGGCCCTTCTGACCCTGTTAAAGGACATGCAAGTTTAGTCGGATCTCCAAAGTATTTTGAAGAGCAGCAGAAAGCTATCGATAAGGCAGCGCGTCAAGGTGGAGCCAGAAGTCCGCTAAAAGGCAGTAAGGATCTTGCAGGCTCTCCTGCGTATTTTGATGCTCAACAGAAAGAGATTGAAAAACTTGCACGTCAAGGTGGCGCTAGAAGTCCTATTCAAGGCAACAAAGATTTAATTGGTTCTCCGGCTTATTACGAGCATCAAAGGAAGGAATTAGAAAAATTAGCTCGTAGAGGAGGGCCTAGTAGCCCAATTCGTGGCAGCGCAACCATGTCGGGATCTCCTCTTGCTGTTCAGCAAGGAATGAACCGACTTGGGCAAGTGGGTCTTGGCGCTGGTTTTCCGCTGCTGTTCGGTGGCGGCCCAGGATCAGTCATTGGCGGCGGCTTAGGTGGATTAACCGGGTCTTTTGGAGCGCAAATTGCTCTTAGCGCTGCAGGTCAACAAATAGATCAGCTGATAAGTCGTACAGTTGAGTCAGCTGAGTCGTTGACTTCTGTTGGTACAGCTCTTGATTTCTTGAGAGAGCGGTCGTTGTTTAGCTCTAAAGAATCAGAGCAGTTAGCAAGAAAACTGGAAAACCAAGGCGACCTGACGGGTATAGCAGCTTTGGTTACAGAAGAGCTTAATGAAGCTCTTGGTCCAGACGGCATTCAAAAGATGCAAGACCTTGCTGAGCAAACAAGGCTGGCCAAGGAACAGTGGGGGCAGCTGACAACAAACCTTGAGCTTTTGATTTCTGGTCCTTTGACCGAGTTTTTAGCGATTGTTAATGCAACTCTTGGGATTAAAGTTGCACAGTCTAATTTTGCCCGATCTCTCGGTAGGTTGCAAGAAAGAGACCCTGAGAGACTTAGAGGGCTGCTTCCTTCGTTTGAAGGAGCAAAAGACCCTGCTAAGGCTATTGCTAGTAATTTAGCTTTCGGGCCAAACATGGCAGGAGGAGTGTTTAACATGCAAGGTCTTTCCGAAGGAGCGCTTATTAGTTTTACCGAGCAGATGAATTCAATACTGCGAAGCATGGATCCCTCGGGAGGAACGATCCCGGTCACAGAGGAAGACAAAAAACGTTTTAAACGCAAAGGTCAAACAAAGAAAAATAAATTACCAGGGCTAGAAGCGGAGCGAGAAAAGCTTGAAAGGCTTTTAGACCTAGAAGAAAAACGTTTTGATTTTGAATTAAAAGGCGACAGGGCTGCAATAGCCCGCATGGAAGCAAGTGAAAAAGTAGCCAAAATTGCTGAAGAGATTAAAAAAATTAAAGCCTCTGACCTTACTGATGAAGAGAAAAGAGTTGCTTTAGAGGTTCAAGGTTTAGAAAATGCTCGTGTAAATCTTGAGCTTGGATTCCAGTTGGCTCAAATTGATAAAGACCGACTGGCGCAAATTGAAGAACTGCGAATAAAGACTGAAGAGATGAACCCTGTTTATCAGCAGCAGCTGGCGTTAGCAGAAGGTCTTGCAGACACATTTGGAACGACAATGGTGCAGGCGTTTGACGCAATGGTTGCAGGAACGGAGCGGTTTGATGTTGCTATTCGCAGGTTGGTAGCTGGGGCTTTGAGCGATATGGCGAAGCAGTTGTTCCGAATTTTTGTCATTGAACAGGCTATTAGGTCTATTGGTGCAGCGTTTGCTCCATTGCCGGTCTTTGGATCAGGCGGAGGTGTAGATCAGTTTGGCCGTGGAACTCTCGGACCTAATTATGGAATTAGACAGTTTGCAAATGGCGGTCGTCCACCTGTTGGCCGTCCATCACTTGTTGGCGAGCGTGGTCCTGAACTGTTTGTCCCTGATCGTGCTGGAACAATCATTCCAAATCATGCGATGGGCAGCACCAGCGTCGTTGTCAACGTTGATGCGTCTGGAACGGAAGTACAGGGCAACCAGGGTGGTGCTGAGCAGCTTGGCCGCTTGATTGGGCAAGCAGTGCAGGCAGAATTGATTAAACAGAAGCGGCCTGGTGGTCTGCTTACCCGCTGATGGCTACCTTCCCTTCAATTAACCCGACCTACGGGGCAAGCAAGCGCAGCCAACCGACTGTGCGAAACGTCCAGTTCGGTGATGGCTATAGCCAACGCCTGCGCTTCGGGCTGAACACCGACCTCAAGGTGTGGAGCCTGAAGTTTGAGGTGTCAGAGACCGACGCTGACACCATCGAAACTTTCCTTGAAGCTCGCGGTGGAGCGGAACACTTTGACTGGTCGCCACCAGACGAGTCAGACACTTACAAGTGGATTTGCCAAGACTGGTCGAAGTCCATACCGTATTTGAACAGGGCAACAATTACAGCAACGTTCCAGCAAGTTATTGAGCCATGAGCGAAGGCAACGTTTACGAGGAGCTTCTTAACTCCGGTCCTTTTGCGATTATTGAGCTGTTTGAGCTGAAAACGTTCGAGACAATGCACGGCTCGGACGAGACATACTACTTTCATGCTGGGCGCAACCGTAAAACAACCGAGCCATCGGTCTCCGACGACATCGTTAACGCCTATTCGATCTATTGGAATGGGAACTATTATCTGCCGTTGCCGATTCAAGCAGAGGGTTTTGAGTACAAGGGGGATGGGGGACTGCCTCGCCCCACGATTCGCGTTGCCAATCTCAACAGCAACATCACTCAGCTGTTGCTTGGTGTAAATGCAATAACCCCTGGTAACGACCTTAACGGCGCACAGGTCACAAGAATCCGCACGCTGAGTCGCTTTCTTGATGGACGCAACTGGGAAAACGGCGTTAATCCGTATGGCAATCCGAGTACGGACGATGCAGCGCAGATGCCGAAAGAGGTTTATTACATTGACCGCAAGGTCACTGAGACGCGGGATTTAGTTGAGTTTGAAATGGTGTCGTCGCTTGACCTTGCAAATGCAAGAGCGCCACGACGGCTTGTGATGCAGAACCTTTGCCAGTGGAAATATCGCGGCAAAGAGTGCGGGTATTCAGGAACAGCGGACTTTACACCAACAGGACAGACGGTTGTTATTACATCTGCCGCAAACTACACATACACATCTGGTGCAGACAAGCTGTTAGCAGGAAGCACGCTTACTGACGGCCAAGCGCTTGTTTCGTCCAACGGCTACTGGACCGCTGTTATGCAAACAGATGGCAACTTTGTTACTTATTCAAAGCCAGAGCCAACAACAAAATTTTCAGTTTGGTCTATTCAAAAAGTTCGGCCTATTGGCAGCTATTCGCTTGTCATGCAGAACGATGGCAACCTTGTTGTTTACAATAATGCGGTAGCTCGTAACGATTATGCGGGGGGTTCTGTTGTTTGGGCCACCGGTACAGACAAGATTGGAGCAGCATCAGGGGCAAGTCTTTACACTGTAGACAGCAAAGCACAGTTTCTCCCCTCCGACGTTTACATAGGGCGCTCTGGTGCGTTGGGATATGAGCTTGTGGGAAGCTCTCCCAGTGAGGGGCAAGTGGGTACAACTACAACAGCGCAAAAAACCTTTAGCCACACAAGCGATGAGTTAGGCACTCGTACTATTACAGTTACTTTTACGATCGAAGCCAGCAATCTCCCTGCCGATCATTATTCAGGCCAAGCGCGAGCTTGGAACATTTTTAATTCTGTGTCGTTTAATTCGTCGCCTGCGCCCACAGGGAAATTTAGAAATGACGAAACTTTTGAGGCCGTTACCTCAGTAAGCAGCGGCAATCCCTTTAAGACAAACCATCCTGCTGCTGGGTCTTTTACTGAAGCAGGAATTCTGCTGAAAATAACTACA